TAATTTCAGCAGCTTTACTGTATGAACCTTCAAAATACTGAGAAACTTTCATATTCTCTTTAGTATACGTTAAAGATTCTATTAATTCCTGTGAAACAAAATGAAGTATATAAAATTCAGATGATTGATTTTTCATCACTCTATCTGATTGATTGTATATTCTAAAACTTCTTTTTATGGTAGTCGCTCCAGAAGTTTCTTCACCTTTCGAAACTTCTACATTCAAAAACGCATCAATAAAATTTATTTTACCTGATAAGTTGTTTGCATCAAGAATGACTATATTACCAGACACTGCTGGAAATAAAATAGTATCAAAAATGTTTAACTCTTGAAATATAGAACTAACATCAAGAGTAACCCCACCAGATACAATGTCCAATCTTCGTATGGTGCTTTGAGTAGATTGGGTTAAATTAAAATTGGACATTATCTAAATCCTAAAACTCTTTTTAGTTCATCTGTAGAGGCATTGACAAATTCTGGTTTTAAAAGATTGATTGTTCTATTTCGTTCATTATAATCAATCTCATACTCGTAATAAGTTTTTACATTCTTTAAAACTTCTATTTTAACTTGTTTCCCATTCGGAACAGTAACAGTTGTGGTAGTTGCTGAGATGTTTGCATATGTGTTAGCATCTACTTCAATTGTATCCTCTTTAAAATCACCAGTTGAAATTGTTGTTCGTTTTTCGATTTTATAATACGAGTGTATATTCGATTGCGCCCACGATAATCCCGATTGTCCCACATTGGCATTTGCCGTATACTTTGAGTTGACAAAGTTACCTAGAGTTATTTGGTCTAATGGCCAATCATACTGTGGGTCAACAATGTCATTCATTGACAAAACAATCCAGTGTTTCTCTGCCGAACCATAGAGTTTGTATGCTATAGATTCAGGTGTGTCCCCATCAACTATATCATACTTTTGAAATACCGATGTATTCTCTTTAAACTTCTTTTCAAAGGTAAATCGTGAAACTAAATTTGTAACAACATCAATGGAACTTTGATCTAGTTCTTGTTCATAAATTGTCTTGGGGAAAAAACTAAAATATTCTGCCATCAATTATCCTCTATCTATTCTGTACTGGAAAATTTTGACTAGTTGAATTGCCAACCGCTGTTTTTTGAAATTGTCGTGATGCTTTTGTAACGATAGAAGTTTCTTTAAATTCTAAACTTAGTTTTGTTGCTACTGGCATACCACTTCCACCCATTTTTGGATTCTCACCAGTAATTTCGTAAGCAGTCCAACCATTCGGTGCATAATCAACATCAAGACTTGACAATACGCAAGTTGAAATTGAAGGTAAATTTACATTTTCGTATCCATTATAAAAAAATTCAATATCAAATTCTGACGGTGGAACTAAAAAATAACCACCAGTGCCTGGTGCTATTTCAGGTGCTTGATGAAATTGGAATAACTGAATAATTTTTTGAACTGCTAATGCTTCTTTTTGTGATTCTGGATAAAACATAAAATCAAATCTAAAAGTTCTAAGTCCAGGTGATGTATATAAAACCTCAATAAGAGGATTAGTTACCATTCCTTGTCCTGCTACCGCAATTGCTTTTCCCAAGTTTCCTAGTTTGTCACCCAAACTATTAATAATAAATGGTGACAAATTCTCCCCTATGCTTTCACCCAATGCCTTAAAATTTCCATTTTGGTTGTATGCTCTAATAGAATCAGCAACTCCTTTACCACCAGCAAACAAAGCAGTCATAAGATTATTACCCAATTCCAAATCTGCATAACCTTGTTGTTGAATAAAGTTCAACGTATCTGGCATGTAAAGTGCAATAGTTTCTGATGTTTTGGTAACGGTTCTAAGAAATTCTGGTCTAGTGGCATCTTGAATAACTTGAGGAATTTTATTTGCTACTGTACCAAGAAGACTACCAGCAAAATCAAAACCATTACTAATAATATCCCCAACACTCCTATTTTCACTCGAAGTTTCACCCGAAGAATTCGGGTCATTAGTACCAGCAACACTCCTAGCTATACCAGAAGCATAATCATAGACTCCTTTTGTTAAGTCTACAACTACATCACCCGCCTGTCCAATCGCCCGAACATATTCTCTTTCACCACTTCTTTGAGTTTCTGTTACATTCGCAATGGTGCTTCCCTCACCAGTAACTTGACTTGTTCTGTATTGAGATTTTCTTTGTTCAAGAATATGAAACACTATGTAATGACTTCTACCTTGACCTGCTGCACCCAAATCAAGAGGGTATTTTGTAATATTATAATCAAATTTTTTCTCTTGCAACAACTTGGATATAGGACTCGTTGTCTGTGAATTCGTATCTTTTACACCGAATTGAATAAATCTGCCTGGATTAGCTGCCATATATAGTTTCTTAAAGTGAAAGTTTATAACCTGAGAGTATTTATGTCATATAAAGGAAAGTTTTATCCTCAAAATCCACTAAAGTATAGGGGCAACCCATCCAACATTATCTATCGTTCCTCATGGGAGTTACGAGTTATGAAGTATTTGGATGATAACCCCTCCGTTGTCTGGTGGGCATCGGAAGAACTACCCATACCCTACTACAGTCCTGTGGATAAGAAGAAGCATCGTTACTTCCCTGATTTCATTGCTCAGATGAAATTGAAGGATGGCAAAGTCATGACTTACATCATTGAAGTCAAACCCGACCGAGAAACAAGACCCCCCACACAGAAGAAGAAGACCAAACGGTTCATTCAGGAATCCATCACCTACGTCATCAATGAATGCAAGTGGAAGGCAGCAACCGAGTTCTGTAAAGACCACGGATGGCAGTTCAAGTTAATCACCGAGAAAGACTTGGGCATTTGAGATAAATAGGTCATGGCGAAAACACTTTTAGATAGAATTAAATCATCACTGGCAAAACAGGGCATTGAACCACGCACTGTTCAGTCAAGAGATTGGTTGAAAAACAAAATCAAAGAGCTCAAACCAACTCAGGCAACATTGATGTCTGATAGGAAGAGGCTCAAGGATTCGTCCATAATTGGAAAGATGTATTTCTATTTTTATGATCCGAAAACGAAAGATTCGATGCCATACTACGATAGGTTCCCATTGGTTATTCCAATAGAACGATACAAGGATGGATTCTTAGGGTTGAACTTACATTACATACACCCAAGGCATCGGATTAATCTATTGGACAAACTTAGTGAGATTGCATCCAACAAAACCTATAATGAGAATACCAAACTGCGAATTAGTTATGATTACCTCGCAGCATCATCAAGAGCATTTGAAGCAACACCATGTATCAAACGATATCTGTTCAGTCATGTGGAATCTCGTTTCTTAGAGATACATGCAGATGAATGGGACATAGCAGTGTTACTGCCTATGGAATCCTTTGTGGGAGCAACAACAAATAAAGTATTTGCAGACTCAGAGGACAAATTTTAATGATACGAGAATTTATTTCTAATATTGAAGGAAAAAAAGGGTTAGCTAAAAATAACCGATTCCAAGTTAATATGGTTATACCTGCGGCAATAACAGTTGATTATAAGTCTAAGGATCTAAGTTTACTTTGTGAATCGACTGAACTTCCAGGCAAAACATTAAATACAGCAGATGTTAAAGTTTACGGTCCGACTTATAAAATCCCATATCAAAAACAATATGCGGAAATAAATTTCAATTTTCTTTGCACTAATAATGGCAACGAAAGACAAATATTTGATAAGTGGATAGAATACATTATGCCGAGTCAAACAAATAATATGAGGTTTCCAAGAGGCACTAACGGATTGGGTGGAGAGGGATATCTAACACAAATTTATATTGAACAATATAATGATTATTCTGTTTCAGAAGCCAAAGGATTAGAAGATACTGACAATGGAGAGTTATTGAAACATATACAACTGATTGATGCATTTCCACTTGGATACTCAGCACAAGCATTGAATTGGGGTGATGATGGATTTTTACGGTTGACAGTTCAATTCAGTTATCGTCGTTTTATTGAATTAAAATAATTAATGGAGTTATACTATGTTACCAAAACTTGATGTACCAATATATGATTTGACTTTACCTTTATCAAAAAAGAAAATTCAAATTAGACCTTTCTTAGTCAAAGAAGAAAAAATATTTTTGATGGCAGCAGAAGCAGATGATGAAGATTCTATTCTATCTGCGGTCAAACAGATTGTAAATAATTGCTGTTTGACCGAAAGTGTTGATATTGAATCACTGCCCATTTCAGATTTAGAATATATCTTTTTCAATCTACGAGCTAGGTCTATTAGTGAAGTGGTAGAACTAAAATATAAATGCAATAATAAAATTCATGTAGGTGAAGAAGAAAAAACGTGTGGGAATTTAGTTGAATTTGAAGTCAACATCCTAGACATCAAACCAGAAATTCCTGAGAACCACACCAACAAAATAGAATTGACTCCAACAATGGGAGTTGTTATGAAGTATCCCAACTTCAAAATGCTTGACAAAATTTCTTCTAAGTCTGAATCAGAAATATTGATGGAAACTACGTTGGGGTGTATTGACTATATCTATGATGAAGATGAAATACACTATGCCAAAGATGTAACTAAAAAAGAATTAACAGATTTTCTTGAAAGTATGAGTCGTGCTCAGTTTTTAAAGTTGCAAGAATTTTTTGAAACAATTCCTAAGATATCAAAAGAAATAGATTTTAAATGCGGTAAATGTGGGTATGAAGAAAAAATGGTTTTGGAGGGAATCCAAAATTTTTTCGACTAATCCTTCGGCATGATAGTTTGCAAAATTACTTTGAGACAAATTTTGCATTGATGCAACATCACAAATACAGTATTAGTGATTTGGATAATATGATGCCGTGGGAGAAATCTCTATATGTTAATATGCTCATTAGACACATTGAAGAAGAAAACGAAAAAATAAAACTACAACAAAGATAAGATATGGCAACTTTTACAGACATCGTTAGGAAGCAAAGAAAATCAGGTGAAGGTATGGGAAGTTCACTAGCAACTGCGTTTAGTGAACGTGCCAAAGAACGCCTTGACCCACGAAATTATTTGTTCAATAAGAAAGGTCTTCTAACTGCTTTAGTGCCAGGATTAAAGGGGTATCAAGCGGGAGGAAAGAGTGCTGAAAAATTAAAAGGTGGTGGTGAATCTGGAGGATTGGGTGCGGGTGCCGAATCAATTCTAAACACAATTGCTGATCGTTTGACTCAATTGAAATCACAGTTTAGAATGGTGGCGAAGAATTCACTTGTATTACCACAGATGGCACGTGATACAAATATTACAAGACAAAACATACAGAAGCTTGTTAAATTACAAGGTGGTGAAGCATCCAATAAAGCAGATATGTTTTTTAAACGATCTGCTGAAAGAGAATCTCAGTATGAGAATGCTATGAAAGAAGGCAAACCTACTTCCGCAAAAGAAGATGGGAAGAAAGCAGATGACAAGGAAGGTTTCTTTAAAAAAATATTCAAATTTATAATGCCAATTGTAGGTATATTAGTTAATGCTGTGAAATCAGTAGCAGCAAGTATAGTGAACGCCATCAAAGGTATTGTAGAATTTACTAAAAACATTCCTGCACTTACTAATGGTTTAGGTGCATTGGTTAGATTTCTTGCTCCTGGTGGTGCTTTACTTTTAGGATTGTCTGCATTAGGTGCAGCAATTTGGAGTATTGATAAGTTGATGGATATGGATATAGAACGAGCAAGAAAAGATGCAGAAGATAA